CTAACCCCAATCGGTGTTTTCCTTGGATGTGCTTATACTGATCCTACAACAGGTCAATTCACCACAAATCAATATTTTCCAGCTTCTGTAGCTGCGGATGATATTGTTGCGTATGTCGCTTCTGATCCATTTGTAGTAATGCAAATGCAATCAGATGAGTCACTTACTCAAGATGACTTGGGTAAAAATGTCGGAGTCGTACAGACTGCTGGGTCAACATCTATTGGCACAAGCAGAAATGCGATTGATGGAAGTACAGCAGCTACTACCAACACACTACCATTAAAGATTATCGACTTTGTTGATGGTCCTGATAGTGAAGTTGGAGACAGCTATACTGACGTATTGGTGATGTTCAACGTAGGACATCAATTACTTAACACAACAGGCATAGGCTAATAGGAGAATATTATGGCAGCTATTTCAAGAGCAAATGAGCTAAAACAACTCCTTCCAGGTCTTAACGCACTGTTTGGAGATGAGTACAATAATTACGAGAATGAGCATGAGCAAATCTATGTAACTGAAAATTCTGAGAGATCATTCGAAGAAGAACTCAAGTTATCAGGTTTCGCTGCTGCTCCAGTAAAAGATGAAGGTGCATCTATATCTTTTGATACAGCACAAGAATCTTTTGTAGCTCGTTACACACACGAAACTATTGCTTTAGGTTTCTCAGTTACTGAGGAAGCTATGGAAGATAATCTTTATGTAAGTTTATCTGCTAGGTATACTAAAGCATTAGCAAGAGCAATGGCTTACACTAAGCAAGTCAAATCAGCTTATCCACTTAATAATGGATTTACTAACTCTTTCCAATCTGGAGATGGTGTAAATTTATTTACAGCAAGTGGTGATGGTGTAACAGGTGGTGATGGTCATCCATTAGTATCTGGCGGTAAGAACTCTAACAGACCAGTCACTGGTGCTGACTTGAATGAAACATCTTTAGAAGATGCAGTAATTCAAATTAGTAAGTGGACTGATGAAAGAGGTCTTAAAATTGCAGCTAGACCTAAGAAGTTGATCGTTCCTACTGATCTACAATTCGTAGCTACACGTCTTCTTGACAGTGAGTACAGAGTTGGAACTGCTGACAATGACATCAATGCAATCAGAAACAATGGTGTGATTCCAGAAGGTTTCTCAGTTAATCATTATTTAACTGATACTAATGCCTTCTTTATCATTACTGATGTGCCTGATGGCATGAAGCACTTTGTCAGAAGTCCAATGACTACAAGCATGGATGGAGATTTTGATACTGGAAACGTAAGATATAAAGCAAGAGAAAGATATTCATTTGGAGTATCTGATCCGCTTGGTATCTGGGGTTCACCAGGCTCAAGCTAAAACTTTAAGGGGAGCTTTTGCTCCCCTTTTTTTCGTTCTAGGGATTTTTTAATTTGTCTATCAACTGCCCTAGCAGACTTGCCAAGATGATAGATATTTTCTTTTAGGAGAAAAAAATGGCTAATACAACTTTTACTGGAGCCGTAAGATCAGAAAATGGTTTCCAATCAATAACAAAAAATACAACTACAGGTGCAGTTACTGTAGAGGCAACTTATGACGTAAGACCTAATTTTAGAACAACTGTAGATAACTCAACACTTAATACTGGTGCTGCGGTTACAACTACACTTACTACAAGTCAGTCAGGAACTATCTTTGAAGTAGATGGAACTGATGATATTGTGGTAAATATGCCAGCTTTAAGCACAGATAATGTTGGTACTTCTTATGAGTTCTTTGTAACAACCGCAGTTGGTTCAGGAAAAACAGTTACATTTGTTTTACCTGGTGCTGGAGTTTCAAACTTCTTTGGTGCTTTACAACTTATGGGTGGTGCTGCTGCTAATCCAGCTTCTGATGTTGCAGGTGATACTTTAACTTTACCAGCAACTGTAGCTGTAAATGCTAGAGTAAAACTTACTTGTATCTCAGATGATGGCACTAACTCTACTTGGAAAGCAGAAACTCTATCTACTCCAATAGCAACTATTGCTTAATAGGAGAATACTATGAGTTTAACATCAGCAACAGATGTTCAAGCAGTATTCATTGAGGCTGATACTGATGCACTAGATGCAGATAGCATCAGCCAATCTCAAACACCATCAGGTGCAGGTAATTTAACCATTAATGGTGCAAAAGCCTCTGGTGGTGTTGCTACTTTTAATTCTGCTAGACAAGTAACAATTACTTCAGCAGGAGATGATCAAGCTAGAACATTTACAATAACAGGAACAGATGTTAATGGTTTTACAATTACTGAAGCAGTAACTGGTGCTGATACAGCAGCAGCAACAAGCACGAAACATTTTAAGACAGTAACTCAAATAGCAGTAGATGACGCTACTGCTGGTGCAGTTACGGCTGGTATGAATACATCTGCTATAGCAGTTATATTTGCAGGTCGTTCACGACTTAAAGGTGCTTTTATAGTTAATTCTTCTACAGCAGGAACTGTTTCTTTTAGAGATAGTTCAGATGCTGGAGAAAGTGGTACAACTAAATTGCAATTAGGAACTGTAGCTAGTCCAACTGCTGAAAGAGATGTAACCATTCCTGGTGAAGGTGTAGTATTTATAGATGGAATTTATATTCCATATACAGCAGGTACTACAATATTTACCAGTATTACAGCGTTCCACGCATAAAAAGGTATTATTATGAAATATATAATTGCAGAAAATGGAAACTTTCCTCCACAATATAATGTTTTAGAGGAAAGCGAAGATGGTATTTACAGAGTTGTTTTTGGACCAGACCCTGATTTAGAGGATGCCCAAAGAAAACACGCTGAATTATCTGGTATCACAAAAAGAGCTAAAAAAGAAGATGGCACATTTAAAGCAGATGATCCATCAACTCCAGATATAAATGAAGCATATGTTTCTGGTAAGAAGCCTGTTAAAAAGAAAACTGTAAAAAAATCACCAGCTAAGAAAAAAACTGTAGCTAAGAAAAAAACAGTTAAGAAAAAATAGTGTTAGATAAGACTCTATTGATGAATGAACTTCGTCAATGGAGTCGCACTGTATTAGAAAATCCGCAGGAAAAATTTAATAATCTTCCTGCTTGTCCACACGCAAAAAAAACTTGGGATAATAACAAAGTAAATGTTGTTATAAGTGAGTGTGATATGTGGTCAGACCTTATGGATTACATTATAAATTTTGATGATAGTTATGATGTAATTATTTATTGTGGTGATGATTATGAAAATATTACCGCAGATGAAGTAGATACAAGAATTAATTTACTTAATCAAAAAGCAAATAAATATAATTTATATGTAATGGGTTCACATCCTGATACTGAAATAAAATTTGCAACTGAACAAGAAGAATTTCAAGGATTATTTGAAGATGATTACTATCAGATATTTATTCAAAGATTAGATATATTAGTAAAAGCATCTGATAATATTTTTAAAAAAGGTTATTATAAAAATTATAATAATGAACAATTTAACTCACAAATATTAAGCAGGAGAAAATTATGCGAGATATGAAAAAAATGGGCGGTAGAAAAACCAAAGTTATGAAAGGCGGTCAAAAAACTGGTGTAATGAAAAAAAACATGGGTAAAAAAACTGAAATGCGTAACATGAAAGGTGGTATGGGTACCAAAATAGAAAACTTTAAAGACATGATGTATAAAAAGTTTGGCGGTAAAACATAAACCAGTAAACTTTTTTATTATTTAAATATTTTCTATGCCTATAAGAAAGAAGGCTAAAATGCCTGCTAGGAATAAAAAAAACTTTAGACCTACTAAGTCTGGTGCTGGTATGACTAAAGCTGGTGTAAAAGCCTATAGAAGATTAAATCCTGGTTCTAAATTAAAAACTGCTGTTACTGGTAAAGTAAAAAAAGGTAGTAAAGCTGCAAAACGCAGAAAGTCTTATTGTGCAAGATCACTTGGTCAATTAAAGAGAAGTTCAGCTAAAACAAGAAATGATCCTAACTCTAGAATTAGACAGGCTCGTAGAAGATGGAAGTGTTAAATGGTAATGACTAGAGCTAACTTTGGTGTTATAACTAAAAAAGCACCTGCAACGAAAAAAAAATATGCCGTTAAAAAAAGGAAGATCAAGAAAAAAAATAAGCGATAATATATCTATGCTTATAAAAGAAGGTAAACCTCGTAAACAAGCAGTGGCTATAGCTTTGCAAAAAGCAGGTAAAAAAAGGAAAAAATAAATGGCAACAAGCGGAACAACTACATTTAATTTAGATTTATCAGATATCATGGAAGAAGCCTATGAGCTTTGTGGTCTTGTTATGCGTTCTGGTTATGAATATCGTACAGCTAAACGAGCATTAAATTTAATTTTTCTTGAATGGCAAAATAAAGGTTTAAATCTTTGGAAGATTGAACAAGATACTATTACATTAGTTGCAGGAACATCATCTTATGCTGCTGATACAAGTGCATTAGAAGTAGTTGATGCTTTTATCAGAACAGATGCAGGTGATACATCTAATCAATTCGATCAAACATTAAATAGAATATCTAGAACACAATACAATCATCAAGCAAAAAAACTTACACAAGCTAAACCTACACAGTTTTATGTAGATAAAGGCACATCAGGAATTAATCTTGTAGTTTGGTCTACACCAGATAGTGCACAAACTTATACTTTAGTTTATGACTATATTAAAAGAATAGAAGATGCAGGTGATCCTGCTTCTAATAATGCTGATGTACCAGCACAATATTTACCATGCCTTACTTATGCTTTAGCTTATAACATTGCTTGTAAATCACCAGAAGCATTGCAAAGAATACCTATGATTAAAATGCGATATGATGAGCTTTGGAATGAAGTCAGTGATGCTAATAGAGAAAGAGCATCAGTTAAATTTGTTCCTGATAGCAGTGTTTATACTAATTACTAATGTACGCAAAAGGTTCAAAAGCACTTGGCATATGCGATAGATGTGGTTTTACTTATAAACTTGCAGAATTAAAATACGAAGTTCAAGATGAAGTAAGAAATGGTTTAAGAGTATGTTTTAGTTGTTTTGATCCAGATCAACCTCAATATAGAGTTGGTCAATTACAAACATCAGACCCACAAGCATTGTATAATCCTAGAACAGATTCAGGAGAAAAAAGTTCAACATCTTATTATGGATTTGATCCTGTTACAGGAATTGGTATTGTAATGCAAGGTAATATTGGTAAAGTAACTATAACAACAGATTAAAATGACATACGCAGAACTTAAAAGTTTAATACAAGACTATACGCAAAATACTGAAAGTCAGTTTGTTGCTGATTTGCCTACATTTATTCAACAAACAGAAGAACGTATTTTAAAATCTGTTCAACTTCCTGTATTTAGAAAAAATGTAACTGGACAAACTTCAGATGGAAATCAATATCTTGCAACACCTACAGATTTTTTAGACAATTTTTCATTAAGTGTTACTGTTAGCGGATCACAAACATTTTTATTATTTAAAGATGTAAATTTTATTAGAGAAGCATATCCTAGTGCTACAAGCACAAGTGTTCCAAAACATTATGCAATATTTGATGATAATAATTTTATATTAGGTCCTACGCCTAATGATAGTTATACTATGGAATTACATTATTTTTATAGACCTGTATCATTAACAGCAGGCTCTGATAGTGGAACTACATGGTTATCAGAAAATGCAGTTAATGCTATGTTATATGGATCATTATTAGAAGCATATATTTATATGAAAGGTGAACCAGATTTAATTAGTTTATATCAACAAAGATTTTTAGAAGCATTAGCTAGATTAAAAAATCTTGGTGAAGGAGATAATACTGTAGATGATTACAGAGATGATGTTGTTAGAGTGCAAAGAACATAATGTTTAGTGTAGATGTAAGTCCTACAATAGGCACTGTAAAAGTAGAAACAACAGAAAATAAAGGTTTAAGTCCTGAATATTGGACTCAAAGAATAGTAGAAAAACTTGTTAGTATAAGTGATGGTGCCGATCCTATGATTAAAGCACAGGCAGAAGCATTTAAAAAAGATATACAAACAGTTGTTTTATTATACATGAAACAAGCTATAGCTAGTGATCGTGCTTCTGTAGCTGGTATTTTAGAAAAACAAGGTCATAAAGATATGGCTAATATTATTAGGAGATTATAATGGCAATTACTCAAGCTATGTGTACCTCGTTTAAAGTTGAATTATTAACAGGCACACACGATTTTACAAACTCAACAGGCGATACTTTTAAACTTGCTTTATATACAAGTAGTGCAACTTTAGATGCTTCTACTACAGCATATACAGTAAGTAATGAAGCATCAGGAACTAATTATTCTGCTGGTGGTGGTACATTAACAAATGTAACTCCAACATCATCAGGTACTACTGCATTTACTGACTTTGCTGATTTAACATTTTCTAGTGCAACAATAACTGCTAGAGGTTGTTTAATCTACAATGATACAGAAGCTGGTGATCCAGCAGTTGCTGTGTTAGATTTTGGAGGAGATAAAACTTCTACCAATGGTGATTTTACTATTCAATTTCCAGTAGCAGACGCATCAAACGCAATTATTAGAATAGCCTAATATGGCAAATATTACAGGATGGGGTCGAGATACCTGGGATTCAGGTGCATGGGGTGAAGCTGCTCCTGTAATTTTAACTGGTGTAGCTGGTACAACTGCACTAGGAGATGAAACAGTTATTGCAGATGCTAATGTATCTGTAACTGGTTTAAGTGCAACTTCAGCATTAGGCAATGAAACAGTTATTGCAAAAGCTAATATATTGCCAACAGGATTAGCTGCTTCTACAACGCTACCACCATCAGCAAATGAATGGACAGCTAATAACGGAGCAGCCATTTCTACTGCTCAATCGAAGTTTGGTGGAGCAAGTTTATTATTAGACGGTGTAAACGATAATGTAATCTCTAATAATACTTACGACTTTCAATCAACTGCCTTTACTATTGAGTTTTGGGCAAGACCTGCAAATGCAACTCAAGATGAGGTACTTTTAGATACAAGAGATTCAACATCTAATCCTTCTATATATTTTAGGCAATCAGGAACCACTCTTTTAGTCGGCAGAGGAACAGTAACTTTACTTACTGTTAATAATGTATTTTCTGCTAACACTTGGGTTAGCTTGGCTGTAACAAGAGGTGACCCTTTTACTAATACTTATACAGTTTTTGTTGACGGTAATAACGAAGGAAGTATTTTACTAGGAGCATCTCCAACCGCTTCTAATATACATATTGGTTCTGATTTTAATAATACAAATAATTGGTCAGGCTATATTGATGAAATTAGATTATCTGATATAGATAGATATGGAGGAGCAGCATACACTCCAGCAACTTCTGAG